TTGTCGCGCCACACCTTGCGGAGGGCGAGCACCGCGGGGCTCTTCTGCGACGATCCGACAGCCACTCCCGTGGGGACGATGCGACCGGCGAGGGACTGGCAGGCGAGTCCGGCGTAGTTCGTGCGCGCCTTCTTCTGGAACGCCTTCCACGCGTCGCGGGTGTTCTGCCCCATCTCCGGCATCGGCGCGTTGCCGGACGCGTACGCGCGCAGCTCGGCGATCTTCTCGGCGCGGGCGTCCATCCGCTTGGCCAGGATGGGGAGCCACTCCTCCGGCGTGCTGGCCATCGGCCACCCCCTATCTGAGCTGTCGCGGCATCCGGCGCCGCGAGCTCGCGGTCACGCCCTTACCGATCGCGTCGTTGCCAGCGGCATAGGCGAACGCAGCCCCGTAGGTCGCGTCGATCTTGCCGTAGTCCTGGTTGTCGTCGGCCTTCTTCAGCACGTACCCGGACCGGCGCGGGTCACGGCGCGCGTTCAAGAAGTGCCGGATCACCGCCGGGTCGCCGTCGAAGGTGACCTCAACCTGCCGGATCGCGGAGTAGAGCTGCTCGAACGTCTCGCACGTGCGGGTGACGTCCTTCTGCTTCCACCGGATCGGCTCCGGCACGCTCATCTTCGCCTTCAGCCGCTTGTGGTGCGTGGCCTCCCACGACTTCACCTCGCCCGCCCAACCGGCGGACGGGTCGGCGTAGAACCCGACCACGTTGTACTCGCGGAACGCTTTCGCCACGGCCTGCTCGATCTCGAGCTTCGGCGGCCGCCACCCTTCACCGGCGGGCCCATCGGGCTGTTCCCACAGGCCGATGAGGAAGAAGTGCCGCTGCGACACGGAGTAGCCCATGAGCACGGTCGAGTCGGCGAGGTGCTTGTCCTTGCGCCCCTCGGACCCGTCGAACCCGAGCGTCACGGGCTCGGAGCGCCCTACGGTCTTCCCGCGGCCGGCGTCCACGCACGCGCGGATCTCCGGGTCGGTGACGTACGCGTCGCGCGCGGCGTCGATCTGGTTGAGGAAATCCGCGCGCATCACCGCGGGGTCGTTGGCGGTGTCGAAGAAGTCCAGCGCGCCGCGGTGCACGTCGAACCAGCCCGGAGCGCACGGCGGATCGTGCAGCAGGCACCCGTCGGGGTGGTTCGCCGAGTCGCCATACGCGACGCGGAGGCCGTGCACGAGAGAGTCCATGTCGTCGATCTGCGTGCTCGCCGGCGCGGGCCGGTGATCGAAGTAGATCGAGTGGACGTCCTCGAGGTTCTTGTACTTGCCCGACTGGATGTCGTTCCAGAACTCGAACGACTGCTCCGCCACCGACCGCTCACCGAGCGTGTACGCGTTCGGGGTCTCGATCGTGACGCCGCCGAGCTTCGTCGCGTTGTTGCGGAGGGTCTGGGCGAGCTTCACGCCGCCGTTCGAACGCAGCCACGTCTCCGTCTGGTCCATCGACGCCGCGACAGCCTTGAAGCCCTTGATCGTCGTCGCCGACGACGTGATCGGCACGATGCGGCCGCGCTCGAGAGCGACGAAGGAGTCCATCGGGTCGAGGTTGAACTCGTCGACCGCGGACCCCTGGCGGAGCATCTCGAGGAGCGGCTCCCAGGTGTTCTTGGTCTGCTCCTCCGACACCGCGGCGATCGCGACGTACGGGGTGCGAACCCGTGACCACGGCTTGCCGACCGGCTGCCCGTCGGCGTCCCACCCGTCGGGCACGACGTCGAAGATGCCCTCGGCGATCATGATGCCGCCGACAAACGGGGACTTGCCCCACCCGCGCGGACGGATCAGCGCGGCACGATGGATCACGCGGCGGCCGGTGACCGGGTCGATGCGGTAGAGCTCGTTCAGGAACTCCTGCTGCTCGATCGTGAGGACGAACGGGTCGAAGATGTCGTCGTCGCCGGCGTCCGGGCGCCCGAGGTAGGTCGCCATCTGATCGGCGATCGACCATCCCAGCGTCGGGAAGTCGCCCTCGAACTGCGGCACCCACGGCATCAGGCGGAATCCTTCCTCGTGATACCGCGCATCCGGTCACGCGACGACACCGCACGGTCGACGCGCTCGGCGGACTCGACCTCGGCGGTCGTCGCGAGCGCGAACTGCATCCGCAGACGGGCGCGGTCCTCGGGGGTGAACCCGTACTTGGCCTCACGGAGCCGCAGCTCGCCGGCGAGCTTGACGTCGCCCTTCCAGAACTGCGCGTGGATCATCGCCGTCTCGGCGAGATACGCCCAGTCCATCTCAGTGAACTCCACCGCAAGCGGATGCCGAGCGAGCATCTCCCACCAGCTCTTGGTCGTGGCAGGCCACGTGAATCGCCTCTTGACGATGACAGGGGCGCCGTCTTCGTCCTTCCCGAGGTTCACATCTACGTAGAACGTCGGCAACTTCGGCTGTTCGGTGGGCTGGATCTGCAGAACCCGCAGCTCGACCGCATCCTTGTTCCGACGGGCGCGTTTGCTCGCGTCCTTCGGTGCGGGGCCTCGTCCTGGCATGCGTCACACCCCGTTTCGGGTCGCCTCTCGACCCCATTTCGGGCTCGACGGCACGAGACGGACGCGCTCCACGCGCGCAGGCGGCTCGGATGCGTTCGGAAGAATCCCCAGACCCGTACAAACTGCGAATTTCAGCCCCGGCCGCGAAGGGAGGACCGGGGGCCAGGGGTCCCCGGGTGGGTCTGGGAGGTCGTCAGCGTCTGCCTGGGTGCCGTTCTCGCGGGTGGCGTGCTGATGGGCCTTGCGCGGCGCGGCGGGCTGTGGCGGCCTCCTGCTGTGTCTCCCTGTTGTGGTGCCAGTGGCACAGTGTGCGGACGTCGGCGACTGTGGTGCGTTCGCCTGGTGTCCAGCGCTTCAGGTGCGCGGCTTGCAGGTTGTCCGTCGCTGGGCAGCGTGTGCCGTCCGACAGCATCGCGACGCAGCGGTGACCGTCACGCTCGAGACACGCGGCGCGCACGGACGCGGGCACGTGAGTCGGTCGGCTGTTCTCCCACGGCATCGCGCTCTCCGATCATTCGAAGCGGGCGGCGACGTATGCGCCGAGTCCACCGGATGCGCTGATGCTCTGCTCGGCGGGGGCGATGATGTCTCGGCCGGCGCGTGCGGACTGTTCGAGCTGGGCGTTCGTCCATTCGGCTCCGACCACCCAGGCGACCACGAAGGGCTCCTCGGTCGGGCGGATGGTCCGGAGGTACTCGGTGATCGCACGCCCCATAGCATCCCGGGCGGCTTGCACCTCGGGGGCGAAGTAGTCGTACGAGGGGGTGTCTTCGTCGTCGTCCACGGTCAGTCGCTCCCCCGCACGATCGACTCGCCGTCGTCGTCCGGCACCTGTCCAGAAGTGGACACCTCGGGGCGGTCAGGCTTGGACATCACATGCTCCTCGTCGGGGTCGGTCAGAGGCGGTATCCAAGGGCGTCGCAGTGACAGGTTTGGGGCGTTCGGTAGCTGCTGCTGCCCTGCGCGCGTTTGACCGGGTTACTTGGTTACTTATTCAAAGAGCTGACACGATCCCCGGTACTTGTCACTACTTGTCACTGTGGGGCAAGGAATCGCGTGATTACGCGACTGGATGGAGTGACAGGTGTGTTTTTGAACCTGTCACGAACTTGTCACTGTCCGCGAAACCTGTCACTGGTGCCGGTTGAGGGCAGTGACAGGTTTGTGTGGGTTTCTCGAGAGGCACCGGCGGAGTGTTCCGGGGCGCCTCTCGAGGCGGTGCAGGTGCTCTCCGCCGGGAAGTCCCGTGGCCGGCGGTTGCGCGGTGCGGGAGCCCTTCGCGTCCCTGGCTGGGTGCGTTGACACCGGTCTGGGTGCCCTGGGGCCGGGAGGAGCGGCGCGGCAGGCCCCCCGAATTGGGCGTGCGGCGGCGTGGTCTGTCTCGACTCCCGGCTCCGGGGTGTCTTGGTGAGCACGAGACCCCCAGGGCTGTGCCGTCCGGGGGTCTCGATGCCTGGTGTCTGGGTGCGACACCGTTCCAACTATCAAGGTAGGGGGTGACAGAACGTGGCTGTCAAGCGCGGGTGGGGTGGGTTTCAGGCGGTGCGGAATCGGGCTGTGGTGAGGGCGTCGTTGCGGCGTTGTTCGACGGCGGCGATGACGTCGGCGACGCGGTCGGGCCAGAGGTGGGCGTAGGTGTTGAGGGTTTCGGTGGCGTCTTTGTGGCCGAGCATCTGTTGCACGAGTTTGACGTCGGCGCCGGCGGCGATGGCGTTGGTCGCGGCGACGTGGCGGAGGTCGTGGACGGACATGGTCGTGGCGAGGCCGGCGGCGATGCGGGTCTTGCGCCAGACCCGGTTGTACCAGTTGGTGCCGTCGATGGCACCGCCGCGGGCGGCGGTGAAGACGAAGTCGTCGGGGGCCCCGGCCGCGGTGAGGTCGGCGAGTTCTGCCATGAGGAACGTGGGGATGGGGATCCAGCGTTTCTCCCAGGTCTTGACGGGGCCGAGCTTGCGGCGGCCTTCGCGGTCGACTGTCCAGGTGCGGTGGATGCGCGCGCGCTGATGGGTGGGCTCGAGGTCACGGACGCGAAGGGCGGTGGCTTCGCCGATGCGGGGCCCGCTATACGCGAGGAGCAAGAGCAGGGCGCGGTCGACGGGGCGGCCGGTGAGTTCGCGGGCGGTGTCGGCGAGGGTTTCGATGTCGAGGTGCGTGAGGTGTGGGAGGTCGTGCTCGAGGTCCCCTTCGCTGCGGGGTAGCTCGACGTTGGCGAGCGGGTTGCGGCCGATGATGCTCTCGGCGACGGCGTAGCGGAGAGGGCCGCCGAACGTGGATCGGACGATGTGGCCGAGGTAGGCGGGCGCCATCTTTGCAGGCACGCGGGCGGTCTGTTTGATGTGGTGGTTGACGTCGAACACGTGGGGCGCGGTGCCGTCGCGCAGATGCAGGATCCACGCGTCGATCTGGGGGCGGGTGATCGCGCCGATCGGGGTGGCGCCCCATTTCGGGAGGACGTAGTTGTCGAGCTCGCGCCGGTAGCGGCGCCACGTGGAGTCCTTGATCCGGTTCTTCGACGCGAGCCATGCTTCCGCGATCGCGGCGAAGGTCTGTTCGCGGGCGGAGGGGTCGATGTACCGGTCGGAGCGGATGTCGTCTTCGAGGGAGGCGGTGAACGTCTCAGCGTCGCTTCGTCGGGGGAAGAGCCGTTTGCGTTGGGTGCCGTCGGGTTCGTACCAGCCGGCTTCCCACCGGGATCCTCTGCCGAACTTCGTGGTGCGGAAGTGTTCGGGGAGGGTCTTGAGTGCGCGGAGTTGGGCGCTGGTGGGGCTGATCTTGGTGGTGGTCCCGTCGGGCATGGTGACGGTGGCGTCTTTGACCCACCTGTCGGTGATCCAGGCGCGTGCCATCAGGCGATGTTCTCGCGGTGGGTGAACATGCCGGCGCCCATCTTCGGTTGTACGTAGACGGTGTTGCCGAGGCGGAGTAGGACGCGTTGGAACGCTTCGAGGGTGGAGCGCATGACGCCGAGGTCGAGGGACATCGCGCCGAGGTGGCCGGCGTGGAGCGCTTCGACGTGTCGGTAGTCGTCGAGGGTGATGAGGCGCAGCGCGCCCCATTCTTCGGCGGCGCGTTCCTGCTTCGCGTGCACGGGCCCGAATCGGGTGGGTGTGTGTGCGAGGGCGTGGTGGCCGAGTTCGTGGGCGAGGACGCACCGGTGGAGGCGGGCGTTCATGCCGGGGCGGAGGCGGGTGAGCCTGCGGTCGACCCAGGATTGGCCGTCGTTGCCGTCTCGTACGCGGCCGTACTCGATGCGGATGCCGCCCTGTCGGGCGAGGTCCTCGAGGTACGTGTCGATAGGTGTCATTGCTCGTCGGTGGGTTCGGGGTCGGTGGGGCGGGCTACGGCGTCGAGGTCATCCTCTGCGGGGGCTCCGACATCGGCGCCGAACCGGCCGCGGACGACGTTGTCGGGGGTTGCTTCGATCGCGCGTTGAGCGCGGACGATCAGGTCGGTGGGTTCGAGCTCGAGCGCTTGGGCGATCGCGAGCAGGTCGGTGATCGTGAGCGTGACGCGCTTGCCCGTCTTCGAGTTGCCGCCGTCGAGCCGGTCGGACATGTACTGCGACGACTTCTGGATGAGACGGCCGAGGCCGCGTGAAGAGAGATCGCGGCGGCCCATCTCGGCCTTGATCTCAGAGACCAAGGCTTCGGAGAAGTTCTGCGGGTAGTCAGTGTCCACGGGTCCCGAGTCTGCCCTACTGCATGAATTCTCGTCAAGATGCATGGCATTGTTGACACCGCATGAATGACCATGCAATCTAGTCCGCATGGAACTTCATGCAAGCGACGCGGCTGGCATCCGGCTCGCCTCCCAGCGGGTCGCGGCGGAGCTTCGCGCCGAGCTCGCTCGGCAGAAACGCAGTGGCCGCGAGCTGTCCGTCGTGCTCGGTATCTCAGAGCACACCATGGGCCGTCGCCTCAACGGTGAGACGCCGTTCAACATGGTCGAGCTGGCTGCCGCGTGCCTGTGGCTGGGCATCAGCCTCACCGATCTGATTCGTCGCGCAGAGGCTGCGGAGCTGGCGTCATGAGCCTCGTCGCACTCCCACAGCCCGACCCGCACGCGGTCGATGAGCCGTCGGGTTTCGAGGATCTGCCCGCGGTGATGTCTCCGCGTGTGCTCGCCGAGGTTCTCGACGTGACGCCGCGGACGCTTGAGCGGTGGCGGGTCGACAAGATCGGCCCCGCCTGGATGAGCCTGCCCGGATCGAGCCTCATCCGGTACGGCCGCGCTGACGTCGTCGCCTGGCTGGCTGCGGCCCGGGTGGAGGTGACCCGGTGAGCGTGTGTCGGTTCCTGGCCGCCGCGACCGTCGTCATCGTCGCGGTGCTGCTCGTCCCGGCGGCACTGGTGCCGGGCGTGAACAGCGCGGACCTGATGGTCATCGCCGCGCCGCTCGTTCTCGTCTGGATCTGCGCGCCGCATGCGCGCTACGAGCCGCCCGCCGGTGGGCCGACTGCCCCCACTGACGTCCCCCACGTCGCCGAGCCCCCGGCGGGCCCCACCCCCTAGCCGTCCACGGCACCTGGCGCGCACGCGCGCACTCCCCTCTCCCCCTTTCTTGTTGTGAAGTCCCTGGAGTCCCGATGTCTCGTGTTCTCGTTCGTCCCCCGAAGTCGCTCGCTCGCCTCCCGTACCGTGCTCGCCGAGCCCCGCAGCACGACGATGTCGTCGCCGCTGTCGTCGAAGTGAAGCCGGTCCCCCGAGTGCTCCTTGTCCTTCCCGCCGTGATCGGTGCGCTCGCGATCGCCGAGCTCGTGGTAGCCGTCGTGGTGACGCTGTGACGATCGTGGTGGGTATCGATCCGAGCCTCACGTGCACGGGTATCGCGGTCATGGACGGCGTCGAGGTGTCCACGCGGCGGTTCGTGTCGCCGAACATCGGGGCGACGCTCCTCGCTCGCCGGAACCGGATCCGCCGCGCCGTCGACCCGATCCTCACGTTCCTGCCCGCCCGGTTCGACGTCGCCGTGATCGAGGTGCCGCACTCGCGGCAGCAGTACGGCGCGCAGAACGAACGCATCGCCCTCTACTGGTTCCTCGTTGACCAGCTGATCGCCCGCGGCCCGATCGTCGAGGTCGCACCGTCCCAGCGGGCGAAGCTCGCCACAGGCAACGGCCGCGCCTCGAAGGACGACGTCATCGCCGCGACGCGGGCCGCTTTCCCCGACGCGCGGATCCCGGACGACAACGTCGCCGACGCCGTCAGCCTCGCGTGGGCTGGCGCCCGCTGGGCAGGTGTGCCGACGCCCGAGTACTCCCCCGAGCAGGAGGGCGCGTTCACGCGCCTGTCCTGGCCCGCCCGAAACACCCCAATCGTCTGAGAGGACACCCTGCCCATGGTCAAGCTCGCCCCGTCGCTCCCGAAGGAGTACGACGACAACGGCATCGAATCGAACGGCCGGCACCTGTTGGCCGCGTACCCGAAGCAGACGTATCTCGCCGTCGTCGGCCTCGTGCGCACGAAGGAGATCACCGAGAACGAGAACTTCGAGCGCATCCCGAAGATCGAGTTCGTCGCGATCGAGCTCGCCGTCGACGGCGACGACGACGCGGACGTGCGGCAGCTGCTGCAGCGTCTGCACGACGCCCGCGTACAGCACATCAAGCAGCCCCTCGACCTGCCCGACGAGGGCGACGTGCCAGAGCCCGCGGCGCCCCTCGAGCTGGAGGCGTCGACCGGGCAGTACACGCTCACCGTCGTCGACCAGCCCGCCGGGAAGTTCTCGGTCGAGCTGCGCTCACCTTCCGGCGCGCTCGTCCTCTCTCGCGGCGCGCTCCCCACGGCGGACTACGACGCCCCGTTCCCCGGCCGGTACCAGGTCGGGCAGCTCGGCGGCCCGCTGGGTGAGCTCGCGGCGCTCCTCGTGCAGGAGTTCGAGCAGGGGTTCACCACCGACCCCGAAGACGTCGTCGACGCCGAACTCGTCGACGAGAACCCCACCACCACCGATGCCGAGGAGGCATGACCATGAGCAGCACCGCCCCCATCACTCCGATCAACCAGGTCAAGCAGCGGCAGCAGACGACCGAGGAACTCGTCGCCCACCGCGCGTCTCTCAAGGCCGACGCCGAGCACATCGCGGAGCGCATCGCGCAGATCGATGCGCAGCTGGTCGAGCGGCTGGCCGTCGGGACGCACGACATCGACGGCACGAAGGTGCAGGTGCGGGAGTACTCGCGCCTCGACACCGACTGGGTCGCCGCGGAGTACCCGCAGGCGGACTACCCGCAGCTCTACAAGACGACCACGGGTGTCGATCTTGCCGCGGTGAAGAAGCAGTTCGCGCCGGCCGTGCTCGAGGAGCACCAGGTCCGCGGCGCGAAGTCCGTCGTCGTCAAGTAAGCGCGACCGCCGCGACGGCCTACACACCGGGTTCGAGTCCCGGGGCGGCACCACCCAACGAGAGCAGAAAGGACAGGACATGCCGAAGACACTCACCTTCACCGGCACCCTCACGATCACGCACTGCGGCGTGTGCCAGATCCCGCATGCGATCCCGACCGAGATGTACGACGACCGGCTCGCGAACGGCGGCGAATGGCACTGCCCGAATGGACACAAGCTGCACTTCATCACGACCCGCGCCGACGAACTGGAGCGGCAGGCCGCGGCCGCGAAGCGTCAGCTGACGTTGGCGCGAGCGTCTCGTGATGCTGCGCGCGATCAGGCCGCTGCGGCCCATCGCTCAGCGATCGCGTACAAGGGCCACGTCACGCGGCTCCGCAACCGCATCGCGAACGGCGTCTGTCCCGTCGCCGGATGCCGGCGACACTTCGACAACGTCCAGGCGCACATCACGGGTCAGCACCCGGAGTGGGCCGCGGAGCACCCCGAGGCGTTGTCATGACCGACCGCATCGACCACGTCGCCGAGACTCTTCGCCTCGCCGACCTCAGCCAGTACCCAAACACCGGCGACCCCGCGGTCGGCGCCCTGTACATCGGAGCGGCCCAGGTACACGCGACGCTCGCTCTCGTCGAGCAGCAGCGCATCGCAAACCTCATTGCTCTCGTCGCGCTCAGCGGAAACGAGGAGGTGCAGGAGTCGAGTTTCGACGAGGGTTCGACGCTGTCGTCCGCCGGCATGCACGCGCTCATCGAGTACGTGCGCACGCCAGCCACGCCGTTCAGCGACCCCGATGACGTGCCGGAGATTCGCGCTGGAATTCGAGAGGCGCTGGGGCTGTGACGACCGTGGAGGACCTGTATCTCGGGGTGATCCGGGATGGAATCACGCGGCATCCGCGGTCGCTGCAGAAGCGCATCGGTCCGTCGGAGATCGGCAAGCCCTGCGACCGGTGGATCCTGCACAAGCTGAACGGCGACGGCGAGCCGGACCGCGGCCCTGCGTGGAAGCCGGCGATCGGCACGGCGGTGCATGACCAGCTCGAGCGCTGGTTCGACGCCGCGAACCGGCACGGCGGCGAGGTCGAGCACGCCGAGTGGATCACCGAGTGGCAGGTCACCGTCGGCACCATCGGCGGGGCGAGCATCACCGGTCACTCTGACCTGTTCCACGTCCCCACCGGCACGGTGATCGATCACAAGGTCGTCGGCCCGAAGCAGCTCACGAAGTACCGCATCCACGGCCCCAGCCAGCAGTACCGGGTGCAGGCGCACCTCTACGGCAAGGGCTTCACCGACGACGGCGGATGGGGCCCATGCCGCACCGTGGCGATCGCGTTCCTCCCCCGCGACGGTGAGCTGCAGAACGCCGTGTTCTGGTCCGAGCCGTACAACCCGCACCTCGCGGCCGAGGCGATGCTGCGCGCGAACCGCCTGAACCTGCTGCTGCAGGTCGCGGGGCTCGAGGGGGCGCTCGCGGCGTCGCCGCTGTGCGAAGACGAGTGGTGCACGTGGTGCCGGACGGAGCGGCGCGAGCAGCAGCGCGCCGCGGGCGGGTCGCTGTTCGACGTCGGCGAGCTCCGCGTCGTCCCGGATGCCGCGCCGGTGCCGTCGCCGGGGAACGCGGTCCCCGCGCTGGCCGAGCTCCTGCCGCCGCGCACATGCCCGGGGTGTGGGTGGCAGAGCCACGAGCTACCGGAGAACGTCGCGGAGTGGGAGCGGTCGTGGCAGGTGCACGAGCAGCTCCTCTGCCCCGCCCGCACGGCCGCACCCGCACTGCCTCCGCTTGTGCAGGCCGGTCCTCGCGCGCAGCTGTGCGACGACTGCGGCTTCCCGCTACACCCCGCAGCAGCCGCCGACGGCGGCACCGTGCACCCGACCTGCATCGCCCCGTTCCCTCCGGCCCCCAGGCCAATTCCCGCGACGCCGCAGCCAGCGGCGGCCGCACCCGTCCCCAACCTGTTCGACCGCTGACAAGACCAACCACCAAAACAAGGAGAAACACCATGTCCCTGTTCGATTCCAGCAGCAAGGGCGTCAAGTTCGACGTCGTCGGCGCCACCGTCACCGGCACCGTGAAGTCGGCGCCGCGCGAGCGACAGCAGACGAAGTTCGGCAGCCAGGACCCCGACTTCTGGCCCAACGGCGACCCGAAGATGCAGATCCTCGTCGACCTGCAGACCCAGGAACGCGCCGACGCGAACGACGACGGCGAGCGCACCCTGTACGTCGCGTCGAAAAACATGAAGCGCGCGATCTCGGATGCCATCCGCGCGGCGGGCGCGCCGGACCTGCAGCCGGGCGGCACCCTCACGGTGCAGTACCTCGGCAACGATCCGGCGTCGAAGAACCCGCAGAACCCGGCGAAGATGTACGCCGCGCAGTACACGGCCCCGACGTCCGCATTCGCTCAGCCGGCGGCTGCTGTCGCGCCGACCGTGCCCCCGGTGCAGCAGCCGGTGGCGGCGCAGCCCGTCGCCCCGCTGCAGCAGCAGTTCGCGCCCCAGCCTGCCCAGGTCGCGGCGCCCGCCGCCGTACCGCAGGCGCCGGTGCAGCAGCCGTTCCAGCCGCAGCCGACCGTGCACGCCGGCGGCCTCACCGACCAGCAGGTCGGGCAGCTGCAGCAGCTGCGCGGCGCCGGCATCCCGGACGCACAGATCGCCGTCGCCCTCGGTGTGACGCCCGAGCAGATCGCCACGTTCGACTCCACGCCGTTCTGAGAACGGCCGCCCGCGCCACGACAGCGTGCAGCCCTCTCGCGAGGGGCCGCGGGCACATGAGCACCCACAGCGAACCGGAAGACACCCCAACCGACACCGAAGAGCGGAGGCAGCCACGCGAGGGCGACGTCGTCTTCTGGACCAAGCCGTCATGCCAGCAGTGCCGCATGGTGAAGTACCGACTCGAAGCCGCCGGCATCCCGTACGTCGAGGCAGACATCACGCACCCAGACCATGCCCTGGACCTCGCGTACTTCCTGCACCTCGGGTTCGCGTCGGCACCGATCACCGAATACCGCGCGATCGTCGTCGCCGGGTTCGCCCCGTCGGAAGTCGACCGGGTCATTCACGCCTGGCGAACCGATCACCCCTCGGACGCGTCATGAGCGCGGACACCATCGCCGAACACCCCGGCCACTGCCCCGAGTGCGGCGCCCCGATCCGACCCGGCGAGCGCATCGTCCGCGGCAACGCGTTCGAGGCATGGCGTCACGCCGCCTGCCCGCGCACGAAGTTCGACTTCGATCCCGACACCGTCTGCCCCGACTGCTTCACCGTCCGCGCCACCACCGGAGCCTGCGCCTGCCCATGACTCTCCTCGCAACCGCCCTCGAGCTGCACGCAGCTGGACTGTCCGTCGTGCCCGTCGCCGCCGACGGCACGAAGCGCCCCCGCATCGCGTGGAAGCCACACACGGACGCCGCCGCGGACGCCGCGCAGCTGCGCGCGTGGTTCGACAACGACCTCGCGCAGGGCATCGGCATCGTCACCGGCTTCGGTGACGTCGAGCTCCTCGAGGTCGAGGGCGCCGCGATGGGGCAGATGGGCGCGGTGCTCGAGCTGCTCGACGGCACGGGCCTCCGCCACGTGTACGACCGCCTCGTCACAGGATGGTCGGAGCAGTCGCCATCCGGCGGCCTGCACCTCCTGTACCGCGTCGACGGCGGCGCGGTGCCGGGGAACACGAAGGTCGCGCAGCGGCCAACCGACGGCGCGACGGGTCGGGAGACGCTCGCGGAAACGCGAGGTACCGGCGGGTTCGTGGTGCTCGCCCCGTCTGCCGGGGGCGTGCATCCGACCGGGCGGCCGTGGGTGCGGCTCGTCGGCGGCCCCGCCACCATCCCGACCATCACCCGGGAGGAGCGCGACCAGGTCCACGCGGTCGTGCACGCCGCGCTCGACACCATGCCCGACGAGACACCCGCCCCGGCCGGTCCGGTGGATGCGAAGTGGTCGACGTCGTTCCACGCGGCCGAGGGCGACGTCACCCCCGGTGACGACTTCGAGGCGAAGACGGACTGGTCGGAGATCCTGGTCGGCTGGTCGCACGTGTTCACCCGCGGGGCCACCCGGTACTGGCGGCGTCCGGGGAAGAAGGACGGCATCAGCGCGACGACCGGGCACGCCGGCGACCGTGACCGCCTCTACGTCTTCACCTCGTCTACCGACTTCGAGCCGGAGGTGCCATACACGAAGTTCGGGGCGTACGCGCTGCTCAACCACCGCGGCGACCACGCGGCCGCCGCGAAAGCGCTCGCCGACGCCGACTTCGGGCACCGCGCACCCCGCACGCTCGCGCCCGCTGAGCCGCAGGTGTCGCGGACGACGTCGACGGGCACGCAGATGTCCGCCGTCGGCGCGACCGCGCCCGCGGCGGCGGCGACGGTCGGCGGGGACAGTGCGGACCTCACCGACGACGGCAACGCCCGACTCCTCGTCGCGGAGTACTCCGCGCGGATGCGGTACGTGCCCGACGCGGGCCGGTGGGTGACGTGGGAGGGCACCCGGTGGGCGTGGCACCCCGACGACGGGCCCGCGATCGAAGCGGCCCGCGACGTCATCCGCCGCATCCCAACCGACAACACCGCGCTGAAGGCGTGGCGGCTGAAGTCGATGCGTGCCCGCGCGATCGGTGACGCGGTGCGCCTGGCGCGGGCGGCACCGGCGATGCGGGTCGCGGCGGCCGAGTTCGACCGGCACCCGTGGCAGCTGAACACCCCCGGCGGTGTCGTCGACCTCCGCACCGGCGCGATCGCCGCGCCGACACCGGCGCTGTTCCACTCGAAGCAGACGACCGTCACCCCCGACGCGGGCATGAAGACGCCGCTGTGGGACAGGTTCCTCGCCACGACGTTCCAGTCGAACGCGCGCGTCGAACGGTACATGCAGCGTCTCGCCGGGTTGATGTTCATCGGTGAGGTGCGCGAGCACATCCTCCCGTTCGCGCACGGCGCCGGCGGCAACGGGAAAGGCGTGTTCGCCGAGGTGCTGTCCGCGATCGCCGGGGACTACGCGACATCGGCGCCGCAGGGGTTCCTCGTCGTCGGTCGGGAGAAGCACCCCACCGAGCTCGCGATGCTGCAGGGCCGGCGGCTCGTCATCACGTCCGAGATCAACGAGGACACGAAGTTCGACGAGGCGAAGATGAAGGCCCTCACCGGTGGCGACACGATCACCGCCCGGTTCATGGGGAAAGACTTCTTCGACTTCTCCCCATCGCACACGTTCCTCCTCCTCGGCAACAGCCAGCCGAAGGTGGAGACGGGCGGCGACTCCGTGTGGCGTCGACTCCGGCTCATCCCCTTCACCCACTCCGTCCCCGAGGACGAGCGGATCGAGGACCTGCAGCAGCGGCTCGTCGCCGAGGAAGGCGCCGGTATCCTCGCGTGGATCATCCGCGGCGCAGTCGAGTACGCCGCCGACGGCCTCGACACCCCGCCCGAGGTACTCGCCGCGACCGACGCGTACCGCGCCGAGGAAGACCACCTTGGCCGGTTCATCGAGGACCGGTGCGAACTCGGCGGGGGCTACCTCGTCGTCGTCGACACGAGCGAACTCCGCAAGGCGTATGACGCATGGTGTCGCGAGCAGCACCAGGACGCTCTCACCGCGACGGCATTCGGCCGGCAGCTCAAACAGCGCTTCGAAGTCGGTGACAAGCGGTCGAACGGCCGCCGGTTCTACACGAATATCCGGCTCGCCGTCGAAGAGAAGCCCGAGTCCGACGATCCCCGCGACGAGAGCTGGTGGGACCGGTGAGCGGCACGGCCCCACTGATGACCCGCTGCCGACGCTGCGGCGCGCGGGTGCTCGAGGTCCGCGCCGACTTCCACCTCGGCGTGCTCATCGGCGAACCCCGCGTCGACCCGGTGCGCCTGGACCGCGACCAGGTGCTCGCGTGCGTGCTCGTCGGCATCCGCCTCTGGCAGATCCACAAGCACGCCGGCCGCACCGTCACGAGCTCCCGGTCCCGCTACTGGCCGCGCACCCCGGTGGCGGGGCAGATCGCCCCCGCGCACGCGTGCGGCCGCGTCTGGACCGCGCCCGCGCTCGACCTCGTCCCCGACGAACCCGTCTACCCCGAACAGCCCCCGTTCTGAGAGGAACCCCCTGATGACCGAGATCACCCGCACCGTCCAGCAGCTCGTCGCTGACATCGACGTCGACGACGACGGCCTCGTCCGTATCCACGTCACCCAGCCGCTCACCCCGGAAGAGGCACGCGACGCCGCGGCCGCCATGATCGTGGCCGCGCAGACCGGCGATGCCTACCGGGTCGAGCAGTCGGTCCGTGACAACGCCTCCGCCGGTGGGGCGCACGTGGAGGCGTATTGCGCGACCTGCGCGGCCCCCGCGGTCCGTGACGTCCTGAGCACAGGCGGATGGCGGCACCTTTTCCCAGCGCAGGGTGCGCAGCGACACGTCGCCGTAGTGGAAGAGGCGGGTCTGTGATGCGCGCCGCAGACCGCCTCGCAGACGACTTCCCGCACGGCACCATCGACGGGTACCGCGCAGGGTGCCGCACTAGCACCTGCCCCGCCCTGCTCCCCTGCCGGGACGTGTACCGCCGCTACCAGGGCGACTACGGGTTCCGCCGTCTCGTCGACCAGGGCGTGACGCTCGAGGAGATCCTCCGCCGTGACGCCGCCGAGCGGGAGGGCATCGAGAAGCGGGACCGCGCGGCGAACAGGACCGGACGCGCCCTCTCGCCGAAGGATGCTGCGCCCGCGGCTCCTGCACTCACCCCGGCGGCGAGCGCACCGCCGAAGCCGACGCCGGCGGCGCCCCCGCCCATCGAGGACTGGCAGCGCGACGCGATCGCATGGCGCGAAAAGCGCACGACCCTGTACGCAACGCTCCGCCGCGCCGAGCAGGCCGTCACCGCAGCTCTCGAGGCACGGGACCGCGCCGAGGTCGCGTTCGACGCGCACATCGCCGCCGGCGAACCCACCGCGCCAGTCGCCGCGGCCGCGGGTAACGGGCGTCGTCGTCGCCGCGACGAGATCGAAGCGGGCGTGCACCGCCTCCACGCCGACGGCAAGGACGACGGGCAGATCGGCGCGGCGCTGAAGATCACCCGCGCGTACGCGGGCATGGTCCGCCGCGACCTCGGCCTCACCTCGCACATCCGACCCGGCAGCCGCCGGCCGAAAGGAGCATCGTGAGCGCCCTCGTCCCGACCGAAGCGATCGACCCGGATGCCGCCCGCGCGCTCTGGGTCGAGGAGTTCCTGTGGCACGTCGACCAGCTCCCTCATGTGCTCGAAGCATCCGGGACCATCGTCATGGCTGCGAGAGGTGTGCGCGCCCAACAGCTGACCGAGCGAGTGTCGGGAGGCGGCTACTACGACAACATCCCGCTCGGCGATGGACCCGAGTCGCGCAACGCGCGCGCCGTGTGGGACACGCTCCGCGGATACCTGGTCGTCGCGTCGTCACGGCTAGGACTCGAGTCCCCGCAGCTTCCCTCGCGGCTCCCGGACGCGGAGCTCGCGCGTGAGTGGGCGTACGCGGCGAACGCGTGGCTGTCCGACGTCGTCCACCTGATCGAGTCGTGGGACGACCTCGACACCCTCCAAGGCCAGCTGTTCCGGCTGATCCGGCGAGCGCTTCACCGGCTCGACCTCACCGCACATCGCCGCGCGCGCCCCGAGTACTGCAACCGGTGCGGGCAGCACGGCGTCCTCGTCGACTGGCTCGACGGGCCTGACGGCAGGTCCGTGCTGTCGAAGGTCTGCATCGTCTGCCGCACCGACCACACACCCACCCCGACCAAGGAGTCCTGATGGCCACCTCCACCATCGCGCCGTCTGTCGGCTACGCGCGCCCCATCGTCCCGTGGAACGGCCTCACGGTCACCGATCTCTTCTGCGGGGCCGGCGGCTCGTCATCCGGTCTCGTTGAGGCTGGCTACCGCGTGGTCATCGCCGCGAACCACTGGGCGCTGGCGATCGAGTCGCACCAGATCAACCACCCGGACACCGACCACTCGCAGGCCGACATCTCGCAGGTGAACCCGGCGTACTTCCCGAAGACTCACGTCCTCTGGGGATCGCCGGAGTGCACGAACCACTCGATCGCGAAGGGCGTGAAGCGGCAGCGGCAGCAAGATCAGGCGCTGTTCGAGCTTGACGGCACCCGACCGCTCCCGGACGAGGCCGCGAACCGTTCCCGGGCGACGATGTGGGACATCCCCCGGTTCGCCGAGCACCACCGGTACATGGCGATCATCCTCGAGAACGTCGTCGACGCGTACCGGTGGGACCAGTTCGACGCGTGGCAGCTCGCGATGCGCTCGCTCGGCTACCGGCTGCAGTTCGTGTGGCTGAACAGCATGCACGCGCAGATCGGCGGGCTCCCGGCGCCGCAGTCCCGCGACCGCATGTACATCGTGATGTGGCGCGAGGATCTCGTGTCGAAGGACCGGAAGGGCCCGGACGTGGGGAAGTGGACGCGGCCGGTGGCGGTGTGCCCGGAGCACGGCGAGGTGCAGGCTGTCCAGGCGTTCAAGAAGGCCGAGCAGTGGGGCCGCTACAGGGCGCAGTACCTCTACCGGTGCCCTCAGTGCTGGACGGTCATCGAGCCGGGGTGGCTGGCGGCCGAGTCGATCATTGACTGGTCGCTGCCCGCGCCGCGGATCGGCGACCGTGCGAAGCCTCTCGCCGAGAAGACGCGCGAGCGGATCCGCCGCGGCATCGAACGCCACTGGGCCCCGATCATCGCGAAGGCCGCCGGGAACACCTACGACGGCGTCACGACGGGCTCCGGCTACCTGCGGGTGAGCGAGATGGGCGCGCCGCTGCCCGCGCAGATGGGCACGGCCGAGCATGGCCTCGCGATCCCGCCGCTCGTCGTGAACCACGTCAGCGGCGCCGACGAGTCTCGGTCCCAGCCCGTCTCGCGCGAACTGCCGTCGATCGTGGCAGGCGGCACCCACGCGTCGCTGCTCATCCCGGTCGAGGGCCGTGAGGGCAAGAGCGCGGCATCCGTCGCCGACCCGCTGCGCACGCAGTCGACTCGCAACGAGACCGGGCTGCTCGTCCCGTCCTACTCGACGGGCGTCGCGCGCCCCACGACCGACCCGATGGGCACCGTCACGACCGCAGACCGCGCGGGCCTCGTCGTGCCGCTCCGGAACCACGGCGTCGCGAAGCCGACGTCGCACCCGATCGACACGGTGAGCGCCGAGGGCAACCACCACGCGCTCGTGCTGACGAACACGCACGAGAACCGCGCGCGCTCCGTGACCGAGCCCCTGCCGACGGCGACCACCGCAACGACGCAGGCGCTCATCATGCGGAACAACACCGCGCGCGGCGACAGCGGCCAGATGTCGACGCCTGTTGACGAGCCGCTGCGCGCGCTCACGACCGCGGGCCACCAGTCGCTCATCGAACCGAGCGCGCCGATCAGCCTCGACGTCGACGACGCCGGCTTCCGCATGCTCGAACCCCACGAGATCCAGCTCGGTATGGGCTTCGCCGCGGACTACCACCTCGTCGGCTCGAAACGCGACAAGGTCAAGCAGGCCGGGAACGCCGTAACCCCGCCCGCCGCGCGCGACCTCGGCCACGCCGTAGCCGAGTTCCTCCTGGCGGTGCTCGGATGACCGCCGCGAACACCACGCGCACCGACCACACGAACGGGGACGAACGATGACCTACAAACCGGATTGGTACGACACGCACTGCCCGACATGTGACGCTCCGGACCCTACCCACACGCCGACGTGCGCCGTGGTGCACGTCGGCGTGCAGGAGCCCGAGCACACGAACAGGAGCACGAAGTGACCGAACTCAGCCAGGCTGCACTCGTCGGCCTCAGTCAGTGGATCGACGCGGGGAACGCCGACCGCGACCCCGAAGCGCTCACGCTGCACCGTCTGATCAAGCTCACCGAAGAGTCCGGAGAAGTCGTCACTGCGACCATCGGCGCGCTCGGCGCGAATCCGCGCAAGGGTGTGACGAACACCTTCGAGAAGGTTCTGGACGAACTCCTGGACGTGGCGATCACTGCCCTCGGCGCGTACGAGCACATCGACGGTCACCAGGGCCGCGCTCTCTCGGAGTTGGAGGGCAAGATCGTCCGCGTTGCCGAACGGGCGGGCGTCGTGACGACCACTCGGGACCCGATGTGCACTTGCCTCACGCATTGGCCCTGCCAGGTGCACCGTCCGAGTGTGCAGGAGCCCGAGCACATGAACCTTGCACCGATAACCGACGACGACCTCCTGCGGATCGCAAACCGGCCCGGCGGGATCAACGAACAACTGCGCGCCGCGATGGATGCGCGGGACCACGAGGACGGGAGCGCAGACCGTGGCTGAGTGCCTGAACTGTGGGGAGACCCCCGAGTCGCTGAAACGCCAGGGCATCACGATGTGCGCCATCGAGGGCGGGTACGAATACCGCGAAATCGAGCACGAGTTCGCACATCATCGCTGGGCCGATTGGCGCGACCGAGAGCTAGACATGATGGGCATCAAGCCCGAGGCGTACGACAAGCATCGGAGAACGCCCGCGTTGCACATGCAGTGGGTGGGATGCGAAGACACCAAGCGCGGACACGTCCCCGCGACCAAGGAGAGCGACCGGGAGGACTTCGGATGCCGGACCGGCCAGTGCATCGCCTGCGGCCAAGTGCCCGGTTCGAGTGTGCAGGAGCCCGAGCACCAGAACCGTAGCAACGAAGGAGAGAACCGATGACCGCTCAGGACGTACGCAACCTGCACGAGGCGGAATCCGCCGACGCCTACACCTACGACTGCGCCGAGGGTGATTGCAGCGGGCACCCCGACGGCACGGAGTGCCCGACGACCCCCGTCGACATCTGCGGCTACTGCTACGCCCGCGCGAACGAGCCGGACTACCTCGCCGCATGGCTCGTGTGGCCCTGCGAGACGATCCGAGCGCTCGACAGCGAAACGGCGGCCGAACCGACCGAACCGGAGTCTCGTGGCACCTGAGAGCTCGGCACAGCGTGCGCTCGCCGTCGAAGACTTCGTCGAACTTATCCCCCGAGATGTGCACAACTTTGCTCACAGGCGGCGAACCTTCAACCAACGCTTCAACCAGGTTTCACTCAGTCTCTCTGTGGACAGATTCGCCGCGGAATTACGCGGTTGTGGTTTCGAATATTCGCACGAACCGAGAGTTGTCCACAGCAATCATTCACACGCAAACCGGCGATTCGAGCACACCCTCCACAGACTTATCCACAGGCTCGTTTGCCGAACCTTTGTCTGGGCGGGCACGATGATCGGCACGACCCGAAAGGAGGTCAGGACCATGCAAACCCAGCAACGCATCTACATCGCCGAGAACTACCTCCGCATCCTCAACGCCGACCCGAATCCGACCCTCGCGACCGAGATCTACTACGTCACCCTCGCCGCGCGATATGGCGTTCCGCTCGAGCGCATCGCCGAGCTCACCGGCCTTCCGCTCAACCGCGTCTCCATCCTCATCGGCGGTTGACCGATGGCGACAATGACCTATCGGGAGGCAGCTCACGCGGTGCGCCGGTCGGTCCGCACGATCAAGCGGTGGCGGCACTCCGGCATGCCGATGACGTGGGACCTTCGACAAGGTCAGAAGGTGCGCGTCGTCGACGAGGACGTGCTGTTCGCGTGGCTCCGCGACCGCCTCGACGCGTGGCCGTCACACCAGTACAAGCTCCGCCGACTACAGGCCGCGGCAGCGCCCACCGCCCCCGACGGGTGAGCTGCCACCGTTGCGATGTGAGACGCATGTGAGACGAACCACTCCCCGCACCAACGACAAGAGGCCCGGGCCCCCGCATTTCTGCGGGAATCCGGGCCTCGACTGTCGGGATGACAGGATTTGAACCTGCGACCCCTTGACCCCCA